GCAAATCTTTTCAAAGCAAATCTTACTAAAGCAAATCTTACTAAAGCAAATCTTACTAAAGCAAATCTTTTTAAAGCAGATCTTACTAAAGCAAATCTTGAAGAAGCAAATCTTGAAGAAGCAAATCTTGAAGAAGCGAATCTTAAAAATGCAAATTGTTCAAGTGCAAATTTTACTGATGCGATTCTTTTTTATCCTCAACTTGAACAAATTCAGAAAGCTCTAAAGATTAAACTTTAACAACTGAGCGATCTTCTTGAGAAGATCGCTTCAATCAACATTAAATATAAAAAAAGGTAAAAATTATGAGAAAAAAAATTAGAGCAATGACATCAATATCAAAAGATACGCTAGACAAGATAGATGCATACGCTCAAAAAGAAGGTAGAACTAGAAGTGACGTGATAAAAAGAATAGTTGAGAACTATTTCCGCGAAAAAGAAAGTACACGCAATTAATTAGCAGTGAGCAATTGAGACAAAAAACAAAAAAGTAACTATAAACAGAACTTTCTCAACTACTCACTGCTAAATATCTAGCATTCTTTGAAATGAATAGCAAGCAATACTGAAGAGCGATAACAACTTGCATTAGTGTTTTTTGTATAGTAACTTTTGCACAAACAAAAAACAAAAGAAACTATGGCATCTTGCGCATCAAGCGTCACAAAACCTGCACGCATCACTCTTACAGCTTCAGATAGTGCTAACTTATCAGTTGTCGCATGCTACATCAATAAGAGTAAGTCTCAACTTATGAGCGAAATAATACAATCCTTCTGTTCGCAAAGAAGATTCAAAAAAGCGTTACGCAAAGCGACGCTTTCAGTAGAACTGTCTAAAAAAAGACAGTCTATATTAAAGTCAGAGCACGAAAGACATGACAAGATATCTATGTTGCACACTAAAAAAGCAGAGCTAAAGCAATCTTACTCTTTGACAAAGAGCATCTTAAGCAATGAATGACTAAGTTTTATGAAAAAATCCGACAAATTAGTTTCTTTTTTGAATTAAAGTGAATTAAAGTGTTGACACATGAAACTATATAATGTAATATGTAACTACATTAAACAAAACAAAAAAGAACTATGACACAAGAACTTAAAAAAATAACACAAGAAGAATTTAATGCAAAACTATTATTTTTAGTAAATTTGCCTTTACATTCAGACTACTCTATAGATTTTTCAGATTGTTCGCTTGAAAATATTGACACTAACGCTTATCAAGAAATTACAAAAAAAGATAGATACGGTAGAAAAACACAATATCGTTTTAACTTCGAAAACTCAGTAATAAAAAATTGCAACTTTACGTATGTCGCTTTACAAAGTGCTTGTTTTAAAAACGCAGTAATCGAC